GACTTTAAAAAGTAAAGAATAAGAGAAGTAGACCCTGTTTTTGGCACACGTACAACTACAAAATTGTTTGAGTATGAAAGTATCACTGACAGGCTTTTTCTCCTAATTTTGATCGCTTATCAAAAATATATGATGCGTAGTTACCTTTTTCTTTAACATAGTGCAACATAAATTGCGCTACGTGATTTCCATCTTTTAAAGGTTTTCTCCAGTGTTTTAATTCGGAACCTTTATAAACAACTGCATCGCCAGAATTTAATTCAAAACCTTTAATTCCTTTAAGAGATTCTATGTATATTTTATTTTCTTTCCCTTTAGAAACTATGTTTACTGAAACACTTATTTCACAAGAAGGTCTGTCTAAATGCGGTATTAATTCTTCCTTTGCGCCATATACTCTAAAGTAAGAGTAAGTTGGTAATATTTTTTCTTCTACCACTTCTTCTATAAAAGGTAAGGCTTTTTTTAACAATACCTCTATTAAAGGGTCTGCGTAATAATAAATTTTACAGTTGCTAATATGCCCCTTTCCAATGGGATCAATTTTTAATTCTTCTCTGGCTATTTTGTTTTTAAAATACTCAGCAACTACGGTCATGGTAGCAGCGTCAAAAAGTTGAGGTATTTTTACACACCCGACCTCTTTAAGTTTATTCATAATAACTCATTACTGTGTTATCACTGCCGTATCGGTATCACTAAAAAACAGTAACCTACCTTCACATACTATGTTCCACTGCTGCTCTTCTTGTTCACTTCTTGACGGCACTTCGATGATTACGTGTCGAGCCAGCCACTCCGTATTACCTTGTAATACGCGCCATACATGATCTTGAGTACCCCTTCCTTCTTGACCCCGTGACTGATTAAACCTTATACGGTATTTAAGCATTGACCGGACGTGCTGGGAACTTAGGCGTTTCTGTAAGGGGGACTTGCAATGAAACTAAGTCTAAAGCTAATGAAAAGTTTATCCACGCCGCTTTATCTTCTACGGTTAGGCTTGGGCTACTCAATGCTTCTGTAGCTACTACTTGTTCTTTGGCAACCCGCGCTAATACTTCTGTAAGTCGAACCGCTTCTTGCTCTTCCGCAGACAGCTCTATCCAACCTGTGTCAGCATAACTTGGTCCAATCCATGAAAGATCACCAAGTTTTTCTATAAAACCAGAAAGCCCAAATATTGGACCCCAATTACTTGGAAGTGGTCCTGCCTCGCTTAGTGCTTCGTTTGTTGACAGTCTTCTTAGTTGCCACATTTTTTTTCTCCTGCTTTACTCTAGGTTGAGCCATACCTGCACTTGTTTCACTTTTTTTTAAAAGGCCCGTTTCATGGGTTCCATTTATCTGTCCAGCAAAGGGGGGAAAACCGTTTAAATGTTGTAGTTGCTGGGCATTGGGTTGTTGCCACTCTCGCCAACTACCAAAGTCCTCTCTGGGTTGAATATGTAGATGGCATCCTATACTTGCAGCCAGTTGATGTATAAATTCTGTAACTTGTACGGGCTGATAGACATTCCATAAGAATGTTCCGTTTTCTCCGCGCATAGTTATTTCAGTAGTACCGGAATTAGACATGCCTATACTTACCGACTGCGCTCGATTTTTATTGGACTCTAAAGCCGATAGTTGCTGTTGTTGCTGTCTTTCTTTAAATTGTTTTTCAAATTCTTTTTGATTCATTATTGAGGACACCAAGATACAACTACTTGACCATTAACCGTGACGGGATAAGACGCGCCACCGACTACTGTAACGCAATTTGAAGTAGTAGGATTTGCCGAACTGCCTGAATTGCCCGGACTACCCGCGTTACCTGCACTACCTCTTCCTCCTCCCGCGCCGCCACTGCTCGCAGAGCTATTAAGGGCACCCGCAGAAAATACCGCGCCGCCACCTCCGCCACCACCACCTGCACCCGCTTGAGAACCCGGTTGTCCCGCACTAGAGGCATGATCTACATTTCCACCTACTCCACCAAGACTAAACGCTCCTTTTGCATAAGCTCCCCGTCCACCTGTACCACTGCCGGGATTTCCAGAGGGTGCATAGTAATTGGCACTTGCGCCGGGATCGCCTATCGTACCGTCGTTAGTAGTACCTGCACCGCCGCCACCGCCTCCCCCGTATGCGTTAAAGTAACTTACACCGATAGTGGGACAGGCATAGAATGATATAGATCCTCGACGGCCTTGGCCCCCACCACACGCATTATTAGTTTCAGAAGTATTAGCAGTGGTTCCACTAACGGTTACTCCATTTCCACCAGCATTACCTGTTCCACCAGCATTACCCCCTGCTCCACCTGCTCCACCTGCTCCACCCGGAAAAGTAATGCAAAAAGCAGTGCTGGCAGCACCTGCCGAACCCGTATTACCTGCATTGCCGGGTGAACCCGTCCCTGCCCCACCGGGACCACTGGCAGCAGGATTACTGGCATATCTTGGGTTTGTGTTGGCCCCAAGGGGTGCTCCAACGCCTCCAGCACCTCCAGTACCAAACGATCCCGCATTCCCCGCATTCCCCGCAGAACCACTTGCACCTAGACCCGTCACATTGACTTTGGTCACCCCTACAGGCGCACAAAAAGTTCCTGAACTATTAAAGGTTTCTGAACCTCCGGGAACGCCCCCTCCGCCTAAAACACCTACTTTGCTAGTACCTATTGGCATAATTTATCTCACTCGTGGTAAAACCACCCAGTAACAATATATTTAGTGTTGTCACCATAAACAGGGTTTCCTCTGTGTGCGTGAGTAAACGCAGCGGGCCACAACACCATAGTATTTTCAACAGGATTTATTCTACGCTGTTGATATAAAAATTCCGTTTCTCCGTTAGCTTCTAAGGATAATGTATTTAAGTAGAGCATGTAAACTAGACCGCGATTAGCTTGGTCGCCGTTACCCTGCTCGCCATGCCATACATGATACCCACCTCCACTAGAAGTTTTTTGCATTTTCATGTTATTACAATTTATTTTTGTGTCTTTTATAACGGAAAATTCGTTACTGTACATTTCAAAACAAGCTTGTAAACCGTTAAAAAACAAAGTTTGAGTAGGCTCTTTATTAAAAAGTTCAAAGTTTACGTTTTTCCCATTTGAACAAATTTGGTAGTCATTTTTTGTATGTTTGTTTGCGCCTTCTCCGTTTTGCCTGTCCGTCCCTACGCCCAAAGTTTGATTACGTTCAAACTCTTCCACTAAATGCCTACAAAAACCTTCGGGGTATACGTTAGAAAAAACACCTATAAAGTCTTTAAACGCTACGTTCATTTAAACGGCGCTCCTGAAACCCATGTAACTAAAGACTGTCTAGTTCCCTTGACTACTGGAGTGACTTGATGCAAGGTCCAAGCAGGAAAAACAGTTACAAATCCTCGTTGCCTACTCATTGGTGTAGGATTTCCTGCGGTCAGTATTTCTAAATTTCCACCTTCATATTCACTAGGGTCCGAAAGTTGTAACACTAAAGACAATTTACGACTTGGCCCTGTGCTTCCAAAGTCTTGATGCCATCCGTACATACCCTGTTTGTTTTCGTGGTAATTAGTTAACTGCAAAGCTTCTCCAAACCCTAACAAATCAAACCCGAAAAAATCCGCATTTAAACTACTGACTATGTGGCTTAATATTTCAAAAACCCAATTACTTTCTTGGTTTTTATACAACCAACTTAATTCTGAGCGCCTTATATCAAGGTTTGGAGAAGAAGACTGTTTGCCTCCTACCGTAGCGGGTATAACTGATTCTTTTGCTTTGTTTTGTAACCAATCAAGTTGTTCTTTAGTAAATCCCCCTTCCCACCATGCAAACGGCTCTATCTTTTTAGAAGACGGAATCAGCAAGTGCTGCATTAAATAAACCTTTTATTACAAGATAGTATAAAATGAATAAACTTTGTCTTTTTCTCTGAGTAGTTTTGCGTAATCATGTGAGGCAACCATGAGTTAAATAATAACAATGTTCCAGACTGTACGTTGTTAAAATGCACGTAGGGGGAGGCAAGTGTTAATTCGTTACTTGGCGCAATTTGTATATCCGATGTTTTTTTTCCAGATCGTGGGTCATCAAAAATTGGGTAAGAACCTCCTTCTGAGACTTCTAGGAAGTAAAAACCCGATACTTGGCTATCTCCATGAACGTGCATAATGTTACTGCCAGTACACGCAAACTCTTGTCCCCACATACCCGCTACATAAAACTCGTACTCATCTGTTAAGTACCCCTGTTCTTTCAATATGCTTACGCCTTTGTCTCGAAAGTAAGAGGTAAGATACGCAAGATCAGGGTCTTTACTCATCGGGCCAGTTTGCACAACTACCGCATCTTCGCCCACTTGCTGCTTAGTCTCATCGTAATACTTTACGCTATGCTTAACTGTTTCCTCAACCCATTCGGGGCGTTCTTCTCTATAAATGGGAGAGGAAAAATAAACGTAAGATTCCAAGCTATGAGCTTACATAGGTTGCAAGTTCATTCGCCATAGTTGTTATGTCCGCTGCTGTTATGTCTTCTGCATCAGCAGCGGTAGCAGTTCTTCGATTTTCTACTAAGATGTCTTTGGATAATCTAATAGCCTCCAATTTAGCTCTTTTTGCATCAGTAGCCGCTTGAGAAGTCGCTTGCGCTGCAATTAACGCAGTTTGTAGTTCAAGTTGTGATGTTTGCTCTTCTGTTAACGCCATGTCGATATTCCTTCTAGTGTATTAAATTAAGATAAGTTTTTAGCAGGGAGTGTAACATACCACGTTGTACCGTTGTCTGGCGAAAAGAAAAACCAGATGTCAGTTGCAGAGGCAGCAGTTGTACGGCTTACGGACCCGCCCGGATATTTAAATGTCCCTCCAGCAAAGGCCAAAGTACGGCTAGGTGTTCCATCGTTAGTAAGGATTAATGTGAACGAAGTTGCCCTGCTACTTACCGTGTTAGGCGTAGCCAATGTAAGCGTAGCGTTACCGTTTAGTGTCGCAGTGAAAACGTTTCCGTCATCACAGTCTATAGTCTTAGCTGTACCCGTGTTACCCAGAGCAGTGACTCGATCTGAGAATACCCCCGACATAAAGCTAGAAGTAACATTAAACTCGCCTGTGCCTTTAGGGGTAATATTAAGTCCTACGTTAGCGTCTCCGCCCGAAGGAGTTATTGTAGGGTTATTACCCGTAGCCGCATTAGCCAATGTTATTTCGTTAACCGCAGAAGCCGTTGCAGTTAAATTTATTAACTCTAAGCCACCCGTATCCAGAATGTTAGTACCAATTCTAGGGCTAGTTATTGTTTTATTGGTCATCGTTTGGGTGTCTGTAGTACCGACAATAGTCCCCGAAGGTAGTGCTTGACCCCCGTCTTGGATAACTTTACCTGTAGTGCCACTAAAGGTAGCAATGTTGGTGTTTGTTGAGCTACCCGGTCCTGTGACATCACCTCCAGACTCTGTTGGGTTAGCGTTAAAGACCGCAGCTCCTGCCCCAGCCCCATCTGTAATAACCATAGCTTTAGAGCCGTTGGCAATATTAATAGTAGCGCCCGACCCCTGTTTGATCGTTATAATCTGACTACCTGTCGTAGCGTTCTCAATCAGCCATACTTTAGAAACAGTGTTTGGCCCAAGTGTCACTACACGAGTAGCTGTAAGGGAACCTGCTGAAGTAAGCTTTAGATAAAACCCACGAGTAGCGTCCGCAGTACCGTCAGGCATGGTAAAAGTTTCATCCGCATCGCTAGACATTTGTTTTGTGCCGTAGCTAAAGCCATCGGTAATTAGTTCAAGGTTAGTATTGGTACTGGTTCCCCATGTACCACTTTCATCACCAGTAGCAATTTCTTTTAATCTTAGATTGTTTACATAAGTTGCCATAATTTAGTCCTATGCTGCTGTGTCTATGGGTTGCCAATTTGGTGATTGACTGTCGTCAACCACTTGCCAGTTTGGAGTTTGTGCGTCAGGGACAACCGACCACCCTGTAATTACTATCGTTCCTACCGCCCCTGTACCAACTACCCCTATCGGATAAACATTCGCACTGCTCGTACTTGTTACTGTTCCTACTGCCCCTGTGCCTAATACGCCTGTTGCTTCAAAAACTATAGTGGGTGCTACTGTCCCTATTTGCCCAGTGCCACCTATTCCGGTTACTGCTACATTTCTATCGTATGCAGGGGTTACAGTTCCCACTGCTCCTGTACCCGCTGTCCCACTTGGTATGGTAAATACACTACCTATACTAAATGAAACTGTGCCTATTGAACCTGTTCCAGCAACTCCTGTGGGGATAATAAACTCATTTACCCCTACCGTGAAGTCTCCAATTGCACCTGTACCGGATACGCCGGTTAAATCAAAAGCTGCAACAATACTTACTGTGCCTACTGCGCCTGTGGCGGCTACCCCTGTGGGTCTAACTAGGCCTGTATACTCTAGTATTACTGTGCCTATTGCTCCAGTGGCTGCAACGCCTGTAGGAACAGTGATGTTTCCATAGGCAAAAGTTACAGTGCCTATTTCGCCTGTGCCTACGGCAGAAACACCGTTATCTCCCCAAGCTTCTTCTCCCCATCCGCGTTCCCCCCAGACGGGTCCAAGTTTTACAATGGTGGAGGCTTCACCTCCCCATCTGTTAAAGCCCCAAGACCGTTCACCCCATGCACTCATGGCATTACCTTACTTATGCAATACGGATGATAGCTGCCGCAGCACTAGCAGTGGGGAACTGTATCTGGAAATCACCGGAACTTACTGTCTGATCGCCACCAAAGCTAAGTACCGCACACGCAGAATTAGAATCGCCTGTGTCATAAATCAAAGCGCCTGATGTCGTAAAGCTTGAAGAAGTCCACGTTACAGAACTAAAGTTAGTGATCGCCGTTGTACCGTCGGCTGTAGGCGTAACAGAGGTAAGTAACTTGCCCTGCTGTGTGTATCCTGTAGCAGTGGGTAACTCATCACTACCCATCTGAGAATAGTTAGTAGTCGCTGCACCAAATGTACCACTGCCTGAAGCAGTAGCTTTGAAAAGCGCCATTTTAAACCGAGTGCTTCCCGCCGTAAAATTGTGTAAACCCTTCATCAACTCAACTTTGAACGATGTGGGCATTGCAGTTGTGATTGTAATTGCCATGTTAGACCTCTAGTAGTTTCACTAATTCTGGATGCCCCGCATCCCGAAAACGGTTGGTTAATGTGGTGTTGTGAGAAGCCACTGCCTGACGTAAGTAATTAAGCATTACACCTCTGATGTCATCTCTAAATGCTTCTGCTTGCGCCTGTATAACAGGGTGTGAGTTATTCCCAATGGAGATAACCTCGTTTATCGCATGTTCAGCCAGCTCTTCGGGGGTAAATCCGCGCCCTGAAACTGCTGAAGTTGTTGCTATTCCTACTTTTACTCCACCTATTGTTGAAATCATGGTCCGGGCGACTCCGATTTAAGCGGTACTCTAATAATACCGTCCCTATACTCGTCTCTTCTACGACGACCCTGTTGTTCAATACCTAATCCCTGTATGGCTTGAGAATAACTATTTTCAAAAAACTGCATCATCTCAGTAGGGCCTTTGGTGTAACTATACGCCTGAATTAGACAAGCATAAAGTAATACCTCAGGAGCGTTAGTGCTGATCCATGTAGTAGTATTAGTGGAGGATAACTGTGTTGGTCTATAGATGTAGCCAATCTGCATGGCAATAGCTGCATTCGGTGTAGGCGCTAAATAGAAAGTGTTTTCATCCCACACAGAGTAATACTTGGGCACGCCTTGTACCGTATAATCCGGCCAGTATTCTTTCATAAATGACGTGTCTCTAAACTCTAAAAAGTTCTGAACATTATTGATTGTCGTCATTAAGTAACGGTGCGTGAGAATGGTGCTAGGCGCTGTAAGAAACCTATTTCCTTGAGTAGACGTGCCTGTAGACTCTAACCGAAAAACATCTAAATCAATGTCTCTAAGGATTCGATTC